TTGGGCAGGGACTTGACAAGACTGGTCTTGCCAGCACCAGCTTGCCCGTAGACAAGCAACTTCACTCCATTGGCGGTTAGACCGCCGGTTGATTTCAAATTGATAGCCATGCGGCTCTCCTTTTTTTACACCTCCTTCTGGGAATCAGTTCGAGGCGAGTTGCAACTCTAGTCGATTTCGGGTTAGGATGTCAACACCCGATGAAAAAAAACCCAGAAAGAACGAGATGAAAACAGATGAAGCCGTCGCCCACTACGGCGGCGTGAAGAAGCTGGCCGATGCGCTGGGCGTATGGCCGCAGGTGGTGTACGCTTGGGGAGAGCGGCCCCCGATGTCTCGCCAGTATGAGCTGGAGGTCAAGACCGAGGGCGCACTCAAGGCAGATAGGGAGTCGGTTAATGGCTGACCCATTCAAGATCAATAGCCCAACATGCATCAGCTTCAGCGGTGGTCGCACCAGCGGATACATGCTGTGGCGGGTATTGCAGGCCAATGGCGGATTGCCTGAAGAGGCCAAGGTCTGCTTTGCCAACACTGGCAAGGAAGACGAGGCCACGCTGCAATTCGTGCATGACTGTGGCGAGCGGTGGGGCGTGCCTATCGCATGGCTGGAGTACCAGCAAGACGAGCCGCGCTATCGTGTGGTTAACTTTCAGAGCGCCAGCCGAGACGGCGAGCCGTTTGAGGCAATCATCAAAAAGCGCAACTTCCTGCCAAATCCTGTTGCTAGGTTCTGCACCGTGGAACTGAAGATCCAGCCCGAGCTTAAGTTTCTAAAGTCGCTTGGCTGGGATGAATGGGACAACTTTGTCGGAATCCGAGCGGATGAGCCTCGGCGCGTAGCGAAGATCCGTGCTAATCCAAGCGGCGGAAAGTCTGGCCCCGAGCGGTTGATGCCTCTCGCAGAAGCTGGCATAACCAAAAATGAAGTTGGCGCTTTCTGGCGTGAATCGGATTTCGACTTAGGTCTTCCAAACCATAACGGCGTGACCTATCACGGTAACTGCGATCTGTGCTTTTTGAAAGGCGCGTCGCAGATTCTGAGTTTGATCGCAGAGAAGCCAGAACGTGCAATCTGGTGGGCGGCACAGGAGAACAGCATTTCAAACAGCCACATCAAGAACGGCGGTTTGTTCCGCAGTGATCGCCCCAGCTACGCCGAGATGGCAAAGTATGCCGCCCAGCAGACCGACATGTTTGACAAAAATGAAGAAGCCATTGCGTGCTTCTGTGGAGATTAAAAATTGGCTGACCTCTCCAACATCCTAGGTGGCCCGTGGTCACCCATCACCAAGCACGTTGACCCTCCAGAGGCGCAGCTCATCGACGCCATTCGCGCAGCCGGTCTTGAGCCTCCTGAGCAAATTCACTTGGACGGCAAGATTCACCGCTTTCGCTCTGGCACCAAAGGCTCGCCCGGTCACGGTGATAAGCCCGGCTGGTATTTGGTCTTTGGTGATGGCATTCCTGCTGGTCGCTTTGGCTGTTGGCGCTCGGGCATTGAGGTCACTTGGCGTGCTGATGTGGGGCGCAAGCTCACCCAGACTGAGGAGATGGCCAACGCCAAGCGGCTATCTGAGGCAAAGGCCTTGCGTGACGCAGAACTCCAGCGCCAGCGTGAGGTGGCTGCGGTCACCGTCGAATCGATCTGGACAAGCGCTCAGGCGGCAAGCCATGAGCATCCGTACCTGCAGCGCAAGGACATCCAGACCCACGGCGCTCGCATTACCGGCGACGGGCGTCTGGTCTTGCCTCTGTACGATGCTGACGGCAGCATCTCAAGCCTCCAGTACATCGACCACGATGGCGGCAAACTCTATCACCCTGGCGGTCAGACAGGCGGCAAGTTCTGGATGCTGGGCACGATGGACGAACCCGGCACGCTGTATGTGGCCGAGGGCTTTGCCACCGCTGCCACCATCCACGAAACTACCAGTCGTCCTGTGGTGGTGGCCTACAGCGCCAGCAACCTCGTGCCCGTGACCGGCACACTCAGAGAGATGTATGGTGCAGCGCAGGAGCTAGTGATCGTGGCCGATAACGATAAAAGTGGCGTAGGCCAGCGCTACGCCGAGCAGGCCAGCGCCAAATACGGAGCGCGCATGGTTATGCCTCCAGAACCTGGTGATGCTAATGATTATGCCCAAGCTGGGCACGATTTGGCGAGTCTTCTATCCCCCGCTTCTGACGATTGGCTAGTTCGCGCCGATGACTTCTCAGCCCAACCCAGCCCCATCTCATGGCTGGTCAAGCGCTGGATACAAGATCAGGCTTTGGTCATGGTGCATGGCCCATCAGGCGGCGGCAAGACCTTTGTGGTGCTTGACTGGTGCCTACGGATAGCGAGCGCCACCCCTGACTGGTGTGGCCAAAAAGTGCGCCCCGGCAATGTGGTGTATCTAGCAGGCGAAGGCCACCACGGTCTGCGTGGCCGCATTGCCGCCTGGAAACACCAGCACAAGCCCACCAGCATCAATATGTGGCTGTCCAAGCATGGGTGCGATCTGAACACCCCCGCTGGCTACCTCAAAGTCTCAGGGCACATCAGAATGCTGCCCGAGACCCCCAAGGTGATTGTTGTGGATACGTTGCACCGTTTCCTAGCAGGCGACGAGAACAGCGCCCAAGACGCCAAGACAATGCTGGACGCCTGCGCCAATCTAATGACCGAGTTCAACTGCTCGGTTATCCTAGTTCACCACACCGGCGTCTCTGAGGAGGCCCAGCACCGTGCTAGAGGATCAAGCGCTTGGCGTGGTGCATTGGATATTGAGATAAGTGTTATACCTGCTGGAACTAATACACCAATGCAATTAGTGCAGCGTAAATCCAAGGATGCTGAGATTGCAAAGCCGATATTCTTAGATTTGCAGCAGGTAACCATTCCTGGCTGGTATGACGAAGATAATCAGGCTGTAACGAGTGCGATAATAGTTGAGTCGGCTGCGCCAGCTACACCATCTAAAAAGGATTCTAAGATCGATGGGTTTAGAAAGGTCTGGGAAAATGCTTGGTGGGCCAGCGGTGCGGAGGATCTGGGCGGTGCGCCGTACCTCACCAGGTCAGCATTGAAGGACAAGCTGGCAGCGGACGGGAACGCAGAGCGCACCATCAGGAACATGGTGAACCCGTCGTACAACGACAAATTGATCGGTGCGCTGCTCCAGGCCGCCATCATCGAGAACACCGAGCATGGATGGATTGTGGTCGATGAGGCGCAATCTAGCGCCATGATGATGCGTAAGAATGGGGCTTGAGGACTTCATGGGATGCGTAAGAATGGGGCTTGAATGGGGCCAATACCCGACTGCAGTGTAGGGTCAAAGTTGACCCTGGATGACCCTAGGGTCAAGTCTAGGGTCAGGGTCAAAAGTGCTTAAAAAAGCAGCAAAGTTGACCCTCCCTGACCCCCAACCCTAAGGGTTGGGGTCATAGGGTCAAGCTGCTTGTAGGGTTTTTGGGGTTTAATTGTTGAGTAAAGTGTAGGGGAATTAGAGGTGAAGAATTTGGCAGCATTTTGGTCTGGAGGTTGGTGATGGGTCGGCCAGCATCTGATGACACGAGGTACTTCCAGCGGCGTCTTGGTGATGCGGAGCGGCGCGTCTTGCTGGCGGCTGGTGAAGGCAACATGAGCAAAGGGTTCATGGAGATCATCGATGCCTACGCGCACTTCTACAACCTCGGCCTGAGGCCCTGGATGCGCTTGGATCATGCAACCCTAACCATCCCCCATGATGATGGGAAAAATCGCTCATAGGGCCGATTAAGGGCCTTGCTGAGGCATTGGCGTGATGTGGGCTGGTTGACGGTGATGAGAAAATTGTTGGTCAATAGAGAATTTCTATCAAAATGGCGCAAGTGATAGGGAAAAGCACCACCCGACCCTTTCATTTTGCGTGGGAGGAGGCTATCGGGAAGGCCGAATCGATAGGCGCTGCCTATCGAGGAAGTTATCCACAGCTTATCCACAGATCCGACCCCGACTTGTCCACAGCCAGCCAGTTTCTGACAAAAAACTAATACTTTTCCGGCTCAGAAATGAAATTCTATTTGACATAATGACCATTGTATTTCTTCTCTGCTGTAAGTTCCACGTAAGAGTCCAATGAAATCAACAACTTACAGACTTGTCCACAAGTTATCCACAGTTAGTACTTCTGTATGTGGACAACCTGTGGGTAACCTGTGGATAACTCGATAGGGGGGGGAGGGGTCGGCTTGGCTTGTGATAATTGTGGGTGCCCCCTCCCCACAAAAAAAGCGAAATCGACTAAACTCCCCCGCAACTTCCCGAAAGGAGAAAAGTGAAAACGAAGCCAATGACAATCCAGCAGTACGCTGCTCACCCTCCGTCTATCCTGCCGAAGACGGATAACCAGAGAATCAAGGAACTCAAGGAGTTAATGATTCGATCTGGTGGTAAGGATGTGGCGCAGAAGGTAATTGATATTGCGCTTAATGACCAGCACCCCGGTCAGATGGCGGCTATTAAGATGTGCATGGACAGGACGCTGCCGGTGAGTATGTTTGAGAAAGATAAGGGTGCCAGGAGTGCTGTCAATATCACAATCACAGGGATTGGAGGGGCTACAGAACAACCGATAGTTATTGACGCAGTAGAGGATGCCAGTTACACTATAAAGAATAGTGAACAGGAGAACTCATGAGACAAGAACTTAGTGTAGAAATTTTGCGAAACAATGTGAGCTACAGCCAAGAAACTGGTGTGTTTACTCGCATAAAAAATCATCCAAAGCGCAAATATTTGGCGGGGTCTATTACTGGGGTTCAGAGGCCCGATGGATACATCCAAATCATGATCGACGGAAAAATTTACCTAGCGCATCGATTGGCATGGTTGTATGTTCATGGAGTCATGCCGAAAAAAAATATTGACCACATCAACGGAGTGAAAACAGACAATCGAATAGAAAATTTGCGTGATGTTGCTCAGTCTGTAAATTTGCAAAATCTACAGCGCGCCCGTAAAAATAGAAAATCTTCAAGACTTCTTGGGGTCAGTCACTCAAACCGAGGAACTTGCTTGGCTCGTCCATATCGCGCACGCATAGTGGTGGATGGGCGCGAACTTTCATTGGGAACTTTTGCAACCGAACAAGAAGCACATCAAGCATATTTGGCCGCTAAACGAATCCATCACGAAGGGTGCGTAATATGAGCGACCTCAACTTTAGCCTCCTCCCCTGGCAGCAAGAGGTTTTCAAAGACCCGACGCGTTTTAAGGTGGTGGCTGCTGGACGCCGGTGCGGCAAGTCCAGGCTCGCCGCCACCACGCTGATCATCGAGGCGCTCAAGTGCCCACCGGGTTCGGCGGTTCTGTATGTGGCCCCAACCAACGGGCAGGCGCGGCAGATTATTTGGGATGTGTTGATGGAGATTGGGCGGGAGGTGATCGCCAACAGTCATGTGAACCAGATGGACATCACCATGATCAATGGTGCGAAGATTTATGTGCGCGGGGCTGACCGGCCCGATACGCTGCGGGGGGTAAGCCTGACGTATGCGGTGCTCGACGAGGTGGCTGACATTAAGCCCGAGGCGTGGGAGCAGGTGATTCGGGCGTCACTTTCTGACAAAAAGGGTCGGGCGATCTTTATCGGGACGCCAAAGGGTAGGAATTGGTTCCATGATCTGTATAAGCTGGGGCAAAATGAGACGGATTCGGACTGGAAGAGCTGGCACTTCACGACCAAAGACAACCCGCTGATTGACCCCACGGAGATTGAGAGCGCGAAAAAGACGCTCTCGAGCTTCGCCTTCAAGCAGGAATACCTGGCGAGCTTTGACAATGCCGGGTCGGATGTGTTTAAGGAGGAGTGGATCAAGTACGGCGAGGAGCCCCAGCACGGGAGCTACTTTGTGGCGGTTGATCTAGCCGGTTTTGAGGAGGTGGCCAAGCAGGCGGCTAATTCCAAGAAGCGCCTTGATGAGTCGGCCATTGCGGTGGTGAAGGTGACGGATGACGGCAAGTGGTGGGTCAAGGAGATTGAGCACGGGCGCTGGGATATTCGGGAGACAGCGGCTAAGATTTTGATGAAGATGCGCGACTACCGGCCGCTGTCGATTGGGATTGAGCGGGGGGCGCTAAAAAATGCGGTGCTGCCGTATTTGAGCGACTTAATGCGAAAAAATGGGGTTTACGGCCATATTGCGGATTTGACGCACGGCAACCGAAAGAAGGCAGATCGGATAATTTGGGCGTTGCAAGGACGCTTCGAACATGGCAGAATCGTGCTAAACAGGGAAGAGGACTGGGCTACCTTCACGGATCAGTTGCTGATGTTCCCGGCGCAGGGCGTGCATGACGACCTGCCAGATGCTTTATCATATATAGACCAATTGGCGGTCACATCTTACTTTGAGCAAGACGAAGAGGATGAGTGGCAACCGCTTGATGTCATCTCGGGTATTTAACCCGACCGCCTAAGAGGTTGAATATGGAATTTTACGAGCCCACAGAAGGCGACAAAGAGCTACTGGCATTCGTCACCGACCATTGTGATCGGTGGCGTGACTGGCGCGACACGAACTTTCTCTCGGCTTATCTGGAATACGAGCGGATCTTTCGTGGCCAGTGGGCCTCGGAGGACAAGATGCGCGATTCGGAGCGCTCTAAGATTGTCACTCCCGCAACGCAGCAAGCGGTTGAGACTCGCCACGCGGAGATCATGGAAGCGATCTTCGGTCAGGGCGAGTTTTTTGATATTGAAGACGACATCAAGGATGTGAACGGCAATCCTCTGGACGTTGAGATCATCAAAGCTCAACTGATGGAGGATTTCAAGCAGGACAAGATCAGAAAAGCCATCGATCAGATTGAGTTGATGGCTGAAATCTACGGCACTGGCATTGGCGAGATTATTGTCAAGACCGAGAAGATTTACGAGCCCTCTACGCAGCCGATTCCTGGCCAGCCGGGGCAAGCTGCCATTGGTGTGGTGGAAAAAGACCGGGTGGCGGTCAAGATTGTGCCGGTCAACCCGAAAAACTTCTTGTTTGACCCCAACGGTACGAGCATTGACGAGTGCATGGGTGTGGCGATTGAGAAATATGTCTCGATCCACAAGATTGTCGAGGGTATGGAGCGCGGGATCTACCGCAAGGTCAACATCCAGCCCGATGGCGAGGATACTGACCTCGAACCCACGCAGGAAGTCACGCAATTTCAAGACGACAAGGTGCGTTTGCTGACGTACTACGGTCTGGTGCCTCGGGAATACTTAAAAGCAGCGGAAGAAAACGAGGTCGAAGACCTTTTCCCTGATGATTCGGTGGCCGATGAGTACTCCAACATGGTGGAAGCCATCGTTGTGATCGCCAACACGGGTCTGCTGCTCAAGGCTGAAGAGAACCCGTACATGATGAAGGATAGGCCCGTGCTGGCCTATCAAGATGACACGGTTCCCAACCGCCTGCTGGGGCGCGGCACGGTGGAAAAAGCCTACAACATGCAAAAGGCCATCGATGCCGAGGTGCGTAGCCACCTTGACTCGCTGGCGCTGACCACCGCCCCCATGATGGCGATGGATGCCACGCGACTGCCGCGCGGCGCGAAGTTTGAGGTCAAGCCTGGCAAGGCGATTCTCACGAACGGCAACCCCAACGAAATTCTGTTCCCGTTCAAGTTTGGCAATACGGATGGTGCGAACTTGGCTACGGCCAAGGACTTCGAGCGGATGCTGCTGCAATCGACGGGCACGCTCGACAGCCAGGGGATGGTTAGCCAGGGGGCGCGAGATGGTGGCGGGATGTCGATGGCTGTGGCCTCGATCATCAAGAAGTACAAGCGCACGCTGGTGAACTTCCAGGAAGACTTCCTGATCCCGTTCATCCAGAAGGCGGCGTTCCGCTATATGCAGTTCGACCCCGAGCGGTATCCGTCGGTGGATATGAAGTTCATTCCGACGGCCACGCTGGGCATTATTGCCCGCGAGTACGAGCAGCAGCAGTTCATTGGCCTCTTGCAGACGCTGGGTCCGAATACGCCGGTGCTGCCGCTGATCTTGAAGGGCATTCTGACCAATAGCTCTTTGAGCAACCGCTACGAGTTGATCGCAGCGCTTGACCAGATGAGCCAGCCCAATCCCGAGGCCCAGCAACTCCAACAGATGCAGCAGCAGTTGGCTATGCAGTCGGCGCAGGCTCAGATTGCGGTGCAGACGACGCAGGCAGAGCAGAATCGGGCAGAAGCTGCCAAGCTGATGACCGAGACGCAGCTGATGCCCCAGGAGATGCAGGCCAAGGTGCTGGCCTCGGCGACGAAGAATCTACCGGCTGGCGGCGAATCGGATGAGTTCAGCAAGCGGGTTAAGATTGCTGAATTGATGCTCAAGGAAGCGGACATCAAGAACAAGTCCAAGATCGTGGAGCTTCAGATGGCCGAGAAGCAAAACAAGGTTTCAGGGATGGAAGACGACTTCTTGGATCAGTTGACCAAGGAGTTGAATAATGGACGTTGAAAGCCTTGCCAAGCAGCTAATCCTCAAGGGGATGACTGAGGAGCAGCAAAAGGCTATCCTCGAATCGATCAAGACGACGATGGGCAACGCCCGTGCGGTGCAAAAGCAGCGCATTGGCGAGAACGTCCAAATGGTGGTGCAGGCGCTCAAGAAGATTGAGGCTGATATTAAGTCTCGATACGACGAGACGGGCAAAGCCATTGAGAAGCGGGTGGCCAGCATCAAGGATGGCCAGGATGGACGCGACGGAACCAATGGTAAGGATGGCCGCGCAGGTCGGGACGGCTCTCCTGGTGCGACTGGGCCTCGGGGGGCCAACGGGCTAGATGGTAAGGACGGGCGCGATGGAGAGAATGGCGTATCGGTCACCGACGCGCATATTGACTTTGACGGCTCGCTGATCATTAGCCTGTCCTCGGGCCGCACGATCAACGTGGGCGAGGTGATTGCCCCTGATGTCGCTGAGAAGATCAAGGTCATCACGAACGGTGGTGGTACGAGCCAGACGGTGATTGACGCGCTGGCATCGCTCCAGACCCAGATCAACAACCTCATTCCCAGCCAGACGGGCAATGCGGGTAAGTTCCTGACCACCAACGGCTCGGTGCTGTCGTGGGCTGATGTGGCGGGTGGCCTGGATTATCAGGGCACTTGGAACGCATCGACCAACACCCCAACACTGGTGTCTAGCACGGGCACCAATGGATACTACTATGTGGTGTCGGTGGATGGCTCGACCAACCTGAACGGTGTCACAGACTGGAAAGCGGGTGACTGGGTAATTTTCAACGGTTCCGTCTGGCAAAAGATTGATCAGAGCTGGGCCATTGCGGGTGCCAACGACAATATCACCTCGATGACGGGTGTCACGGGTGGCATTTCGTCGCCCGATTTCATCCAATTCGATACGACGGCGACCGTCACGGACGCAACGGGGCGTCTGTACTACAACGACGACGATCAGTTTCAAACGCTGGCGTTCCAGATGAACGGCAGTGTTATTCAGCATATAGGCGAGGAGATTTTCTATCGGGTACGACTAAGTGCTGCGGCCACTAAAGGCCAGGTGCTCATGTTCACGGGCACTCTAGGGGCTAGTGGTGGGCTGACCGCTGCGCCAGCAACAGGACTGACGTTTGATCAGTCAAATTACCTTCTCGGTATTGCGGGCGAGAGCGGTTCGACGAACGACTGGATAACAGTCTACGAGTTTGGTGAAGTCAAGGGAGTTAATACCTCCGCATTTACGCAAGGTCAGATTCTCTATTACGATCCAACAGTAACGGGCGGGCTTACCGCTACTAAGCCAAACACACCCAATGCCATTTCCACAATCGCGGCGGTTGTGCACGTGGGCGTCAGCAATGGCGTACTGTTCGTGCGCCCGACTTTCGGTTCAGCCCTTGGCGGCACAGACGGCAACGTGCGTTTTGGAACATTGGCATCTGGTAACACCGTTATCTATG